CAATACCGCCGCTCGGTCCCTGTGGTCCAGTACTACCAATTGGCCCTTGTGGTCCCTGTGGTCCAGTACTGCCGATTGGTCCAGTTGGGCCTTGTGGGCCTTGTGGCCCAATACCGCCGCTCGGTCCTTGTGGTCCCGTGTTTCCAATAGGTCCAATTGGACCAATTGGTCCTTGTGGTCCTGTGTTTCCAATAGGTCCAATTGGACCAATAGGCCCTTGTGGTCCCTGTGGTCCAGTACCGCCGCTTGGGCCCTGTGGTCCAGTGCTACCAATTGGTCCTGATGGTCCCTGTGGTCCTTGTGGCCCAATACCGCCGCTCGGTCCTTGTGGTCCCGTGTTTCCAATAGGTCCAATTGGACCAATTGGTCCTTGCGGTCCTTGTGGTCCTGTGCCGCCACTTAATCCTTGCGGTCCTTGTGGTCCTGTGCCACCTGATGGACCCTGTGGTCCAGTATTACCAATTGGTCCTGATGGTCCCTGTGGTCCAGTACCGCCGCTTGGCCCTTGTGGTCCTGATGGTCCTTGTGGTCCAGTGCCGCCACTTGGTCCTTGTGGGCCTTGTGGTCCAGTACTACCAATTGGCCCTTGTGGTCCTTGTGGTCCAGTACTACCAATTGGCCCTTGTGGTCCTTGTGGTCCAGTACTACCAATTGGCCCTTGTGGTCCTTGTGGTCCAGTATTACCAATTGGTCCTTGTGGACCCTGTGGTCCAATACCGCCGCTCGGTCCCTGTGGTCCTGCTGGTCCTGCTGGTCCTTGTGATCCTGTTGGTCCTTGTGGACCAGTGCCGCCGGGACCTTGCGGACCTTGTGGTCCAGGTACTGTACTAGCATTGCCTTGTGGTCCCTGTGGTCCCTGTGGTCCAGTGCCGCCGGGACCTTGCGGACCTTGTGGTCCAGGTACTGTACTAGCATTGCCTTGTGGTCCCTGTGGTCCCTGTGGTCCCTGTGGTCCTTGTGGTCCCACAGAAACTGGGTATCCACCTGGGGTTACTCCATCCCCAATATGTAATACGTAGTTATCAGTGTTTACGGTTAATTCACCCTGTAATCCCACAAAGGATCCAACGGCGGCAGTATTTCCCCTTAAGATTTGTAATCTATTAGAAGCGATTGTCATTATAATTGTCCCAAATCTTCAAGAGTGCTATTAAATAAGTTACCATAAAACTGCGGAAATGCTGTGCTATTCACATACATCTGTCCTACCGCCCCATAATTATCATCCACATAAGCCGCCATTTGTAGGTTTCCATATGTATAAATTATTGAATAGAGATATTGATCTTTATCAAGACCATCAGCATCATCTCGTGGAATCAACACTGTACCAGTACCATTAGTGGCATTACTTATTATCACATTAGTTCGAAATACAACATTGGCGTTAGCAGTAATATCACTGTCAATCACATTAAAAACTAGAGTAGATGACGTAATATTGTAAGGTTTCTGATCTTGATTCTGTACTGCTATTTTGAATAGGTTATCAACGCCCTGATAACAATTTATTGTTCGTGTATACACAACTCTGTTCCTTTGTATGATATCTGGATCCGTGTCCAACTGCACCAAAATAGTGTTATCGTAGATGTATGAATTTATTTGTTGCATAATCTGTATTTAGCGAAATACCATAATGGCGATGCTGAGATTTCTTATCCATAAATACCACAATGGAACTAGATTATCAACCGTTATTAGATCAATATCCTTTCTTAAGTTATCTAACTTATGGGGGTAATGAGTATATAGGAGTCATACAGAATATAGATGATGTTATAACCAGCATCTATGATTATGGTGTGCTAAGATCTGAACCTGATAAAGTTCGATATTTAGAACTAGGTGATACTTGGTGGTGGGAGAGTAATAGGATGGTACCTATTAATATATTTCTAAAACGAGATTGGGTAATATTTCGCCCCACACTAAAGACTTTTAATAGCAAAGATGTAGTACTAAAGTATGGTCCTGCTATAAGCCTTAAAGAAAATGCTCAAAAACGATCAAAGCGTAGGAGTATTACCCTGGTTAGACGAATTAGCTAAACAAAAATACGTGAAGAAATATTAAAAATCACATACTAGTATTTTCCTGTTCGCACAATAAATTCATATGTACCATAACCAATCTCGAATAGGCTGCAGAATGACTACGTTTAAAACTATATGATCCGTCTACTGGGATGTGCCATATAGTTTTAGCAACTTCGCTCCACGTCAATCCTATTAGGTGCCTTTTTGCTGGTCTAATAATGGCTAAAAACATCATCATTCTAACATCAGAGTTTACTGCTTCAGGCATCTTTATTAAAGTTTCATAATGATTGCCAATATGAGTTAACTTGGCACAAAACTCTGGGTCGTATAGTCGATCCCACTCGGGTTCTCTACTTATTAATGCTTGTAAATGTTCTTCACTAGTTATCTGGGTATATAATGATACATTTAGAAAATCTAGTTTGAGATAACCACGATCGTCTGCTGATTCATAGTCAATACTGGCCACACCCTTAAAGGGATCAATAGGAATATTAGTAAAATACACACCTGTATTATGTTTAGATAACTGTCCATCACGTAATATACTGGCAGGAGTATACTCTAGCTTGCCAAGTATGTCATCTCTATTACCAAAGTCTATATCAATATCACTAGAGAATTTTTTTGTTTTCATTGTTTTATTTTACAGTTATTTACCTAGAGTCCTGCCTTACTCAATATGTCTTTGACCCACTCAGTATCAGCGATATAGTCTCTAAACTTCTGTTGCCAGTAATCTGGATCTATGAATGGCATGATTAATCCGATCTGTTCATCATTAAGTCTATCAAGGAAACTAATTCCGCTAGAGCAATTAAAAGTAATCCAAGAGCTAATCCGTCCGCTTGATATTGCGTAACATATCCTATTAGCATTAGCGTGGGTAAAATAGTCAGTAAAGTCGTTAATAGTATCTTGGTTGTTGTCTGCATAATCCTGCATCTCGTTCAATGAACGCTCTAGTGCGTCTTGTACTGCTTCCTTCTTTAAGTAAGTGGGTAACCACTCAGCATATAATTTATCGCTAGTCCAGCTGTCTAGCTTCTTATTATTCTTCAATAACCATTCAGTAAAATTACTGCTATTAATAGCTCTAATACCTATTAGATGTCTACCATATTTAACGAAAGCACTATAGAAAGGACTACTGGCAAAGTCAGCATATCCTTTGGTCTTAGCACTACCCTGTGTCATTTCATAGAATTTAAGATAACTATTAAATCCCAACTGAACACCCACTTCCTTCTCCTGTTGCCATCGTCTCTTAGATTCACAGACATGTACGGATAGTGTACTCTCTTTAGTGAATGACTTCTGGCAATATTTGCAAACGAAACTCAACCTAATTCCTTTTTAATTTCACTGTCAGTCATACCCATGTCCCTGGCTATTTTTTTAAGATCTTTTAAATCGTTGATCTTGGCCATAAGTTCTAGTTCATTAGAATTTAGATGTGGATAGAGTTTAGTTAGAAACTTAATCTGTTTTGTAGAACTACCTTCACGCTTCTTGGCACCCTGCCAATAATGTCGCTGTTGCCCCAATCCCGGACTCACTGTCGTACAAGCTAACCATTGTAGTTTAGGATGTTGACCAAGAGCAAAAAAGTTTATGTTCACACGCTCATTAGTGGCGCGTAGATACCACTCCTGAAAATCAGAATTACCTTCAACACTAGCAGAATATCGCAACATTAGATAGGTGCTGAACTTTTTACGTTCTTCATCTGAAAGTTCATCCATGAACTCACGATTCTTAGTATCTAGTTGTAGTAGTTCATTGTTGAGACCTAATTTATTAGTCATGCTCTTTGCTCAGTAAATAAAACACTATAACACGTTCTAGTTCATCTCGCAATGCGTCATTTGTCCTGGCTGCACGTCTAATTTCATCCCAGAGCATAGAATCTTGTATGTGCCGGCGTAAGGGTCTACCGTCATCAGTTCTACTATCATAATCCCATCCAACTTCTGTTCGTGTGCTAGGGTCCGCACCTATTTCACGTGCATAGATTATACCGTTTGCTCGTTCATAGACATAAGTTGCACCAGGTTTTAATGATCCCATAATTTACCATATTTTGCTATAATTTACTACTTCACTCTGTCTACTGATATCTTTGACAAAAAATATGCATAAGGGTTTCTCGGTATTCTGTTCTAATGGCACAGCCAACATCTGTCCAGGTTTTAGTTTAGGAAAATACCATTTAATGTCCTGATAGATGTCAACTACTTCTACTGAGAAGAATTCAGGTTTAAAACTAGCAATAGGATTGAACGCAAAAGCACTGAACCCACGATCATTGATACTGGTTAGTGGCACTACTTCAAGATCACCTAGATCAGGCTCTCCAATAAGTAGTTGCCAGTCAATAGGCATTTTAATTATACTATTACCAATCTTTAATACCAATGCTGGACTATTAAAACTTTCAAGAAAGATTAGAGGGATAAAGAAGTAATCAGGTTCCTTGGGATCTGAGTTATCCAATACACAGAATCTTACATCATCTACTTCTTCTGGTATCTCATTTAATTCGTAACTGGTGTTGTCGAGCGTTAAGAGTCTAATTTTTGTCTCCAGGATAAATAAAATTACTAGTCGCGATATTTGCCGTATCCACTAACTCTAACGATTAATACGGAATCATCAGCAATGTATTTACAAAATAAATATACTAGTTGGTAGTATAGCATTATCAGTAATGCAAAGTCAAGAACTTTACAGTCAACCTTTTTATTGCCAATTCATCTTCTCTACTTCAAATGGATAGTTCGCATCTTTATAAAATTGTTTACGTTTATTTAAGTGGCGTTTGGCAAACTTACATGTGCTGGTTATATCCCAGATCTGAACAAAGTCTTTATCGTCTGCTTTCCTTATACCACGCCCAATGCTTTGTATAACGCGAACAAAACTCTTTCCTGGTTCAATAAGCACCAGATTAAAAATACGAGGAATATTGATACCCACAGCCGCTACCCCATAGGTAGCAATAATGATATTATTATCTGATACAGCGATTTCATCATATTCTTCCTTCCGGTCTTTGGCTTTGGTATTACCACTAACGAAAACAGAATTTGGAATAAGTTCCGCTAATCGGGTTCCAGGTGCTATTCTATCTACTAATACTAATGTATTACCTGTCTTACCTATGCTATTTATTAGATCAGCAATACTAGTAACACGATCATCATTCTCCAATAGATAGCGTAATTCACTCTGATAATCCTTATACTCTACATGATCTACTAATTGTACTACATTTACATGACAGTTGGCTAGGTGCCCTGCCTCTTGCAGATCGCTTGCACTTAACCGTCCAATAACATCACCCAAACTACAACGTATACTTATAAACTCATAATCTTCTTTAGGAATAGTTCCCGTTAATCCCCACCGGATAGGTACCCGAGCAAACACTCCTGTAAGCAGAGTCTTTAACATGTCAGCTTTTGCCATATGGCAATTTGATACCACTGCACCATCTACTATATAATTGTGATCGTTGTCTATATGCAGATTAAACACTTCAGGCGGTTTAGGGATTTCAGTTCTTTTTATTAGTTTCATTTATGTTTTATTAATAATTTCGTGATCTGATGTTAGTGCATCTGCACGGACCCACCCTTGATTAGTGAGAAATTTATGATTACCGGTTACACGTATTTTATTACCATTGTTAAATTCTAACTCAAACATAGGGTCGCCAACGGAATTTGTTAAATTTTTATGCTGTTTAACTACCGTATCTACTTTGAATTCTTTTGTGGTTTCAGAATAGTTAATAACTTTGTCACCCGATTTAATATCTTTGATTGGCTTATACCCTGTTGGTGTTAGCACTTTGCTATCTGCCGCAAAACACTCATCAACCATTACAAGTACAACATCTTCAACAAAGTCGCCGATGGCGTGTTCGCCGATACCTGCTTGTGTATTCTTTAGTAATATATTTAGACTTTGCCATGTACAAATGGTATGAGTCTTACCAAACTCTTTTCTATCGCCAAAGTAAACCCCTACATCTAGTCCCAAGTTACGATAATCATCTTCTGTCTGTGTTACTAAACTTTTGTTTGGTACAATCACTATACTACGACCATATGCTTCAATACTTTTACTCAATGCCGCAGTCATAATAGTTTTACCCGAACCTGTGGCAACTTCCTGTACACTTTGTGGATTCTTTAAAAAGTTATTGATGATTTCCACTTGATAATCGCGAAATACAATGGGTTCACCTGCTCGAGTATGTCCGGGAGGCCAGGTTTGATCACTAAATGAATCTTCTGTGAATTCTGTAAAATTAAAAGTAGTAGGGTAATCACGCTGGTCTTCAAGTTCAACATCGTATCCTTGTTCAGCCAAGTAGGGCAGTATCTCTGGTAGGAGATTGATATAACTGCTACCACCTAATGAGAAAAAAGCCACCTTACCGTCCCATCTGCCTAAACGCACAGCAGGAAGATAACGGGCACCGGGAATTTCAAATTTGAATTTATTGACTAGATTCTTACGAGTCGTAAGATCTAGACCTTCTAACTTGAAATTAACTTCATCTCTAATGATCAGTTTTGCTTGCATAATGTAATTATAACATTATACCTGGTTCGTGTCAACGTTCTTCGGGATATAATACTTGATCTATAAATCGACGGATCTGTTCTTCAGGCACACCCATACTTATCATACTACGCATCACATGCGGGTTCAATTTATTATTTTGATTATATTTCTTTTGGTAAGGATAATAGTCTACCACATCCTGTGCGGTATTGCCCACATTGGCTAGATAATAATCTAAACTAGTCATAGCCAGATCTATTAGTGTATCCAATTCACTATCTTCACTGACATTACCGGCAGCAATAATATAGGGACTGAATATCTCCTTGGCCCAATCTGGTAGCTCACGCTTCTTATTCCAGACAAGTCCGGCACTACGTTGTGCAAACCATTCCAACATTTTATGATTGGGATCACCACCTGAACTTACATCATGAAATGCACCTGTAATCTTATTGGCGCCGCAGACAGCATCAAACCCCCAGATAGGACTGGGATCATTGTAGTGAGGAAATATAGTACAATGAAGGATTAGTATTTTAAAATTCTCCCTCTTATCCACAATTTCCACATGAGCACGACGATATGTCTTACCTGTATAGATCCTATTATACCAATCAAAGCCATCTACTATATGTGGTATTAGTTCTCCGGTATCTTTGAACTTTTGTTCCACTTGCTCTGCTACTTGTAACACACGATCCCATACTTTACTCATATGATTCCAATATTTTAATTGCCCAATCAAAGGCTGTACGAACTTCTGGTGCCATGTCATCTGATAGTTTAGTTCTAATGGTTGATATAAGTTCTGGAGCATTATTAAAGTCTAGACTACTGTGTGGAGCCTGTACTACTCGTTTGATCATTTGTCCACCAAATAGATCACCCATGTGCCATGTATAAAGGTGTGCCATTATTTTATTAGCAGGTAAGGACAATAGATATTGTTGATATAGGACTGTAGCATCTTTAAAATCATGCTTGACTTCATCACCTACCATGGCTCTATAATCAGTTAATAATTTAAGAGTGCGTTCTAAATCTGGCATATCATCTAATAGACCGGCAGTCTTTGCCTGTTTCTCAATAGCAGAATAGATCAAGGTCTTTTGTAATGTCCAATCTGCCCAAGTATCTAGTGTTATTGTACCATCAAACACACTTCGCATAAATTTGGTTGATTCGGCTGCCCGATGTTTATCTGTAGTAAGTTCTTTTAAGCTCATAGAGTTCCTCAATAGATATAATACTTATATTTAGAAAGAAGTCATGAAAAATTCATTAAATACCTATCACTTGGTTTGTGATTAATCAGGCTATATGGGAACGGTAGAATCAGGAAAAATGATGAAAAAAAGCCCCACCAAACTTCGGTGGGGATAAAAGTAGAAATCGTTAGCGGAGCAATCTACTAACGACTCCCTCAACTACTCTGCACTTTTCATGCAAGTAGTCTGAGTCATCAACTTCCATTTGAGCGGAAAGCTCTTACGCAAGTCAGCAATCTTTAATGCCATACGCAAACTCATTTCACGTAACTTCATTTTGTTCTCATTCATATACTCTAATATCTCATCTTGAACACATTGTTCAAAATCGTATCCATCAAACAATACACCATCACCTGCAATCTGTTTGATACGTAGGATCTTATCACGCATAGTATCTAGGGTCAAATCCAAATAGTGACAGCGTGATTGTAATGCATCCAAGTGATCGCGTAATTTTTGTGACTTCATCTTGTCAAACTTTAAGTTAGTGATAAAAATCACACTTCCTTTAAAATCAAAACTATCAGGGATACCTTCGCTACGCAATACGCGACTATCAGACAACCAAGAAATCTTACGTTTCTTACCTGTGTCTAATGCACCTTTGAGCAAGTTTAATGCCACATCATCAACTAAAATACTATCACAGTCATCGAACACCAATACACAATTTGCATCACTGTATTTGTATAGGGTGCAATATAAACCCAATGCTGTCGCACTGCCCTTGATTACTTCAGCCCGTAATTTACGACCAGCAATCTGATCAAACAGTGTAGCCTTTTCAATTTCTTTTTCTACACCAAACGACTTGCCTACTCCGGGAGGGCCGCTAACAATCATAGCACGAATGTCACCGGTGGTTGCCGCCTTAGTCATCTCAGTTAAAATTTCAAAACGTTCACGAATACGAGCAATAGCCTCTTCTTCAGTTTCAACAACTGCTGACACACTCTCAACTTCTTGCATTACTGCTTCTCCTGAAACAAACTCATATGATTGCGGGCCCTCCACATTAATACGAATAGCATCCGGAAACCCAGGAAATGTGTCATTGTTGCGAACAGTGACAAATCCACGCTTCGCTGTTTTTTCATATTGTCTTACAAGTTCAAAACACATACCGTTTACAGATTGATGACGATAAGTACCATTTACTATACGAACTGTTGCTTTCTGTGACATATAATTTGCTCCGTTTTGTTAGTATTCAAGTATTATACGCGACTACTGATTAAAAGTCAACCGTTTATTAATTGCTAAAATAGCTTTCCGATCTAACATCGCAACAATGAGGAGTATCACGACGTTGCAATACTTTAGCACCTGTTAGATAGTTAGTAACTTCTATCATTTTGGCACCATTGCGATTACGAAGTTGTGTAATATATTCTTTCTGTTTACGTTTGGGTAGAAATTGTAACATGTCTACAACCAAACTATGCAAATAACCGCTGGTATAAGCATGACCTTCGTCTTCAGACATCTGTTTAATTTCTTTGGCTAATTCAACTTGTAGATTAGTAGTCCACATAATTCTGCTCCTTTTGTTAGTATGTAGTAATTATATAGTCTAACCGATTAAATGTCAACCTTTTGGTTAAACGTCTATAAACAGATTAATATGTGTAAGAGTACTCGATGATGTCTTAGAATGAAGGAAAAATATAAGTCATTGATTCTATTGACTTTTTGTTTTAACCTTATTCAGCTAAGTTATTGATTCTATTGACTTTTTTCTTCTTTAGCACTAGGATCAAGATATTGCTTAAGAATACGCAGAGTTTTGCGACTGCTATCGTATACGTATTCATTCGTATCGTCTTCAGAAGTAACTACGACAATGAAGCCATTCTTTACTTTACGGATTTCAATTGATTCAAACATGTTAATTCCTATGGTGTTAGTGAACCTATACTCTAACACAATGATTGAATTCAGTCAAATTCAATATAACCAAAGTTAGTCATAATGGGCACATTCTAAAAATTTAGTAATGCCATCTGTAAGTGTATATTTTGGTTTCCATCCATATTTGTTTTCAATCAGTGATGTGTCAGCAGACCATATGTTTGGTGTAGTAAACATCGTATCAATTACAACATTACCCTGAATACCCGTAATGTTCCTAAAGGTGTCTAAAACTTCTAAATTTGTGGTTTGTTGACCCGAACTGACGTTAATTATCTCACCAGATGAACGAATTCCAGTAGCTTTGACAATACAGTCTATAGCACTAATAAAGTCATCTATATAACAGAAATCATGTACTCCCATGGATAACTTCATTGCCCGATTTAAGTTGAATGCTTTCCATAAGGCAGGGAACAACCGATATGGCCTGTCACCTGGGCCATAGGGACTATAGGGACGTACAATCTGAACATCCAACTTGTACTCTTTGGCATAGGATTGACACAATAGCGTAGCCGCACCCTTAGTGCCAGCATACATAGTATAGGCCACAACAGGATCAGTTTCTTTTGTAGGACGATTGACGGGGCCGTACTCTGAACTGGATCCCAATTGTATAAACTGAACTGTGCGATTGTGTGTAAGCCAAGTTAGACATTCTTTAACTAGTCCCACATTGACATCATACATAGTATTGGGATCATAGATCTCAGTAGCACAATTTATAATGAGATCGGGCCTAAATTGTTCTAGCATGTCTGTTAAGTTATACTGTCTATAATGCAGTAATACTGAGTTTTTGGGGCCATAGAAGTTGCCCAAATTGGAGCCTATAAATCCAGTACTACCAATTAAGTAAATTTTCATTTATATTTTTTCATTCCGTAGTCCGGAAATTCTACTAGTATTGTACTACGCTCACTAAAGTATGCCATTTTATATGCAGGAAGAATATCATCAGGGGTATGTAGTTCAATAATGTCAATATTCTTACACATCAATCGAAATGCTTCTGCAAAGTTTCCTTTGTGTTGATCTTGAGGGTCAACTGGTGTCTCGCTACCTTTGGCCACACGAATAATAACCTTTGGTTTACATCGGCCATCACTCATTGATTCCATCTTATCTAAATGATTAACAATTTGATCTGTAGCGCACAATAAGAAGTTCCATCGTGGCACCACACTAACAGGCACCATTCCATTAATTGCCATTCCCGTACTAACACCTATTTGAAAGTTTTCAGCAACAGGAAACTCCATTTTTTTATTATCAGGTACTTCAGTAATACTCTCATAACAACCAGTACCTGCATAACAAACAGCCTGACCCAATATCATAACACGATCTTGAGCACCAATCCAGTTCATGGCTTCTTTTAATTTTTGACTGTATAATTGAGTGGTCATTGATTTCCTTTATTGATCAAAAGCGGATCCTTATACCAGCACCGGCATGTGGATATTTGTCATTCTTATATTTGTAATAGATCAAATGTGGGCTCTCATATAAATCATGTTCACCCTCAGGTAAATACCATTTTTCTTTACCCCACATTTGATGTGTGGGTGTTAATACACTTAATTCGTTATCTTCTACAATGAAGGTAATTGGCAAGTTCTGTGCTTGCGAATATTTAAACGCTTCAGTCCACGCACCCGTTTCGGCGCTCATATCACCTGTCCAACACCAGACGTGTTCGTTGGTTCCTTTAAGTTTTGCGGCCAGTGCTATACCTGTGGCAATACTAGGAATACCACCAACAATACTGGAGCAGATAAATTTGTATTCAGGTAAGTTCATTACCATACTTTTACCTGCCATGATGCGTTCTTTAATCACTTCTGATGGAATACCTTTTAGCAATGCTTGATAATGGTTACGCCAGGTGCAACATACCCAATCATTCTTAATATCTATTTTATCAAACACCTGCATTATCTTATCTTCATTACCTGCATACAAATGAATTGGAGCACGAATCTCACCTCGATTAAAGGTATCACCAATGTCTTTCTCAAATGCAATTAATTCATCTTTGGTCATTGATACTTGCTCATATAGTCGTCTACCTTTACTCCTATATAGGCAATTTGCTCTGGAGTAATAACTGGACTTGTACCATGAAAGAATGTATTAGTCATAGACAATGTGGCATTAGGATAGTTAATCTTAGCTTCATTGGGATCCATCAAGTGACTGTATCCAGGTTGTAGCAGTATATTACCAGCAAAGTAAGGGCGTGTCTGTATTAGATTATCCTCAAGATAGTCTAGAAAGTCCTTACGCTTAAATGGTGCTGATGGTCGAATAGTTAAGGGATAGGCAAACCAACTGGGATTACTATTCTCAGTTGCTCTGGGAATATAAAAGTATTCCTCATACTTCTGATAGATGTCCGTTAATAATCCATAGTTACGTCTGCGTAGAGCGTGAATTTCAGGAAGTTTTTTAAGTTGTTGGCGACCCATAGCACATTGTAGTTCAATAGGTTTTAGGTTATAACCAATTTCATCGTAGACATATTTGTGATCAAATATTTCATCAGGCAATGTCTCTACCCAATTGCTGAATCGTGTGCCACAAGTGCCGCATTTTAATTTGTTAGCCTTGGGTCCATTACAATAACATCCACGACCCCATTCACGAAAACTACGCAATACAATTTCTAATTTAGGATCATCAGTAGCAACAAAGCCACCCTCACCCATAGTCATATGGTGTGCTGGATAGAAACTACAGGATGACATTAGCCCAAATCCACCTAATGGTTTATCATTATATGTACTACCTAAAGCATCACAGCAATCTTCTAATAGGATTAAATTGTATTTCTTTACTAAACCCATTAGACGATCCATAGCAGGAGGATTACCCAATACATGAGCAAAGGTAATCACACGAATGTCGCTGTTAGTTGCTAACATATGTTCCACATGATCTAGATCAAGATTCAGAGTGTCTAACTCAATGTCTACAAATACAGGAGTGAACCCCATTTGTATAGTAGGATTAAGTGTAGTGGGAAATCCCGCAATGGGCATTAGTACACGAGTGCCTTTGGGTAGATTATAACTACGCTTGCTGGTCAGTGCCGCCATCATGAGCAGATTACTACTGCTACCACTATTAGTTAAAATACCATTGGACTTGCCTAGATGCCGACTGAAGTCCTGTTCAAATCGTAGACCATGATGGCCCATGACTAACCAGCCTTCTAATAGACTTTTAACTCCTGCTACGTATTCATCTGCTGTATAATAGGGACCTGCGTAGTTTACGAAGTCCTTGCCCGCTGTCCAGGTCTTTTCTGCTTGCTTCTTATTGATTAATTCTTCTACTAGTTTTAATATATCATCCATTGAGTTACCAAATAAAGTTGTTCTTGTAGTATTGTACTATCTTTACTAGCTCTGTGTCAAAGTCTGCCTGAGGTTGCCAGCCCAATTTCTGTAATTTGGTATCATTAATGCTGTACCGTAAATCCTGACCAACTCTAACCATATGATGTAGGTATTTCTCATAGTCTTCATCATTGGTGAATAGTTTGATTAGTTTTTTAATAACGGTAATGTTCTGCATCTCCACATTGCCTGAGATATTAAATATCTGACTACATACTCCTGAATCAATAATAGTAAGCACAGCACGGGCAGTATCCTCAGCGTGTAACCAAGTACGGACTGGACGCCCCTGATCGTGTATATCTATTTGCCGACCAATCTGTAGATACTTACAACTCTTAGGAATCAGTTTCTCTACATATTGACCAATGCCATAGTTATTAGTAGGTCTGACAATCACATAGCGTAGATCAAATGTGCGATGCCAGGCTAGGATTAACATATCAGCGGCTGCTTTGGTTGCCGAGTAGGGATTACTGGGTTTAAGTAGATCTTCCTCAGTATGGCTACCCGACATAATATCGCCGTATACTTCATCAGTGCTAAAATGTAATAGGGTAGGCATCTTATATCGTGCCTTCTGCCTAATTAACTCTAGTAAGTGATATACTCCAGTTACATTACTCTTTAGAAATACATCACTACTCATAATACTGTTATCCACGTGTGTTTCTGCGGCAGTATTGATAATGTAATCACAATCATATAATCTATCTAAATCATTTATATCTTTCTCAATGAATGTGAAGTTGGGACTCTTTTGAAATTCAGGTAGGAAGTTGGTGTTACTAGCATAGGTCATCTTATCTACACCAATAACATACCAACCACGATCTAAGCAGGCTTTAGTGACATTGACCCCTATGAATCCTAGACATCCGGTTACATATACTATCTTTGTCATATTAAGCGGCCGTGGTAATGCCCAGTGCTTCGTTCAGTTCTAGCATACAGGCTAGCTTAGTAGGTGCATGACGACTACTATGCCAGTGGATTATATGTGCATCGTCATATTTGCAACCATTCCATTCATCCTGTACTTCTATACTAGCCCAATTAGGAATCCATTGTGCTTGATAGAATAATTCAGGTCTGTGTGCATCTTTCCATTCCAAATTTTGACTCCAGAACATAGAGTTATGCACTAACTGTTGATTATTGTAACTGATCATATCATCACTTAGATCCCATTCATCCCGCATTTTGCGTTCTAGTTCCCATAATTTAGGATCCATACTTGCTGGGTAGTATTGTAGATCGTTATTAAATAAGTTATCAAAGGTTGCATTGTACTGATTTGCTTCGTACCACTTCTTAGGATCAGTCCAGTTAAACAAACGAAACTCATTAAACTCACCAAAGATACTGGTGGGTTTGACGAACTGAACATCAGGACCTACCCATAGAATATTGCAGGGTTCCCTATGCCAAAGTTCGTATGTTAAATCATTATTTAAGGGCATAGCATCATTAATACGCTCAATGTCCTGATCCCAACGGATATATTCCCAATCACCTTCTAGGAAGGCCCTAGCACTGGCTAGGCTTGCATTACACATTTGCTCATAGAGATTATAAATATCCCCCTCAGCACTGGTATCTTTCCAAACCCATTTGGTACTCTTGATTCTGCGGTGAGCGCAGACCACATAGTTTTTTACAGTCATCATTGATTTCTTCCAAGTAATACTATATATATTCGTAATTGACAGTGTCTGTGTTAATCCTGAATACACAGGCACCATTGCGTAGGTGGAACCTTTGTGCTCTAGTAGTTACAGGACTTAATGTCACAAATCTAGTAACATTGGGCCACTGTAATCTAACAAGTTGTAGTGTGTCCAAGATCAACTGTCTTCCTGCACCTGCTTTATAACTCCATATAGTATAAAACACTGCGGTGTCAGGGTCAAGACTTTCATCTGCCAAAAGTTCTTGTTCTGTACTGGGAATACCTTTACATAGTTTAGCACATACTACCGCACTGACTGTATCATTTTCAGTTAATGCTAATACACGTCTATTGGCACCAAATCGTTGTTCATGAGGAATGTGGGGCCTTACAGGATCGTCTTTCAGGTACGAAGCCATAGGGTCGTTCAGTGTTTTAATGTCGTAAATCATAATCCCCTCAATTGTAACCGTATTTATAAAATAGGTTAAATCTTGGAGAGTTAGTGATTATCTTCTAATAGACTTTACCGGTTCAGGTGCCCATAGTGCTAGATCAGTATTACTGAGTCCTGGATAACGCTCAACATGCAAGGGATGTTCTAAGTTAAAAGGATTACGACGTTTAAATGCACTCATCTTAATACGATCAAGTATCTTGTTAGCACGATCTAGTTCATCTCCAGGCACCTCAAGTTGTGCTAGTATCTGTGATCTAGTATCCCAACGAGTTAAGTTACATAGACTCATTAATATAATATCAAACTCTAGATAACTGAATCCAAACTGATCCTCGTCTCCGTTAGCAATACCCAAACCATCAGTGGGAGTTGCGAATACAGTACTTTCAGGTACACCATAAATCTCTGCTAATCTAGGCACTTCCCAACTCTTGGTCAAACTCTGTATGGGTGCTAGATCACCAACATCACCATGCAGGGTCCAAAATCCTGCCGCTAGTTCACTGAAGTTGTCAGTGCTACCCACTAGTCCTTTAAGGGCACTGGCTTCGTTGTAGACCGTCATCATGCGTAAACGTACACGTAGATTACCACGACGTAATGCCTGATCTTCATTATTAATATCTTTATCGTGTACTGCTACATCTTTGAGAAGACTATCAAATGTCTTAGTTAAGTCAATGTGTTTATGCTCAATGCCCAATACTTTACAGGCTTCAATGCCACGTGCCGTCTCATCTGGGTTCTGATGTATGGGCATAGTAAGTCCTGTAACTTTCCAACCTGCTGTTTTAAACATACTAGCAGTTAACGCACTATCAACACCACCACTCATACCCAATGCTACATTAGTTATACCGTATTTTTTACGATAGTCCACAAGTCCTTTGACTAACTTCTGTCCAGTATCCTCTAAAGTATTTAGATCTGAGTAGATACCGGAGTCCAATAACTCTTCCAACTTGGCATCAAACCATTGAGTTAGCGGAGTCATATTCTCCTGCCTGCTGTATTTCAGTATTTCTTGTTTAAGTCCCATAAACTTCCTTATTGATATATTGTATATATCTGCTACAGTGGCCTGCCTGGCTAGAATTGAACTTCCGACACCAAAGGTAGAAGATTCGTGCTCTATCCACTAAGCCACAGGCAGATATCTTCTAGTCTACTTCAATCTGATATGCTTCGCAGATGGCATCTTCATATGAATTGGCACTCAATTCTATACTTTCCCCATTAGAGTAAAATGCCTGATAACAGCGATATTGATCGTCATAGGTTATATCAACTAAAAAGCTGTTCATTAGAGTCTCCAAGTAGTTGTAGTTCAAAATTAGCCATCTTTCTTTCATCTTCAATTACACGATTATACTCAACTTCAAAAGCCTGTATCTCATCTCTAGACCATTCAGCGGGATAATGCATCATACTTCACCATTTTGGGTTAGACGTTCATAATCAGCTAAAAATGCCTTACACTGTTTTTCCATATCCACGATGGAAATCTTCTCATATTGATTGAGTCGTAAATCCTTAATATCGTTTACTTTTCGCATTGCATCGATGCACTGTGACATTTCGTTGCTAGTATTTTCAAACATACAATATGACATGGAGGGCATGTGTTACTCCTTATTTAATTGAGTACCAATGTTTAATTTTTAACATTTCAATATTATTATGACTGGCGCACAAACGAATTTTACCTTTTGCAGTCTCTAAGTTAATCCAGGGTACAAAATGATTAGCGGCGTTTTTGGATATTACGATTTCTAAAATAGTGCCATTTTCATACCCTGCGGCAGAAACCCAACTAATTGTATCGCCTATTCTAAATTGCATATTCTGCTCCATGTTGTTAGCGTTCAAGTATTATACTATTGTTGGGATTAAATATCAACCGTTTTAAAATGTATTAAGTTCAGGGATTAGATCACGTATAAGTTCACGCTCTCTTTGATGCGCGGGTTTACGACCTCTGATAATCTCTATTAGAGTCATATCAAAGCATTCCGGACCCCAAAAACGTATATTTTCGCATAGGGCCCAAGACTTATCCTCTGTTAGGGCTCTACGAACATGTTTCTGCCAACGTATCTTTAAACTACGTTTGATAGCGGCACCTGTGACTGTGATCCCCACATAACGCTCTTGTGTAAGAATATTAATTATACAGTATACAGCATGTCTACGGTCGTTTCGTCGTTTTCTTTTAAGCATAGACACATTATATATCCAAACTGATTTATTGTCAAATATATAAAAATCAATTAAATCAATGACTTAGCTGAATAAGGTTAAAACAAAAAATCAATAGAATCAATGACTTAAATTCTAAATGGTCTAGTGTGTCTGTATGTGCTAGAATTGATTAGGAGGTTGATATAAGTTTTTAACTTGTCGTAATACTTTACTCATACTAGGAAAATTTATGCCCACAGCATCTAGTAGATCATCTGTAGGTTGTGTGCTAATTGCGGCCATGCCATATGCTATCTGTCCCATATTGCTAAAGTAATTGGGTGTGGGCCATTTGGGTTGTCTAATCTCCCAGGAGTGTATAAATAGACATTCGTCTCCAGCCCTACGCATAATATCTTTACTCTGAGATTTGGGTCCATGTTGAGCTTCCATCATACGTATGGCTATGGGACGACCCCAATTATCACAGTTATCAAAATTACGTGCCATAGTATGCACGAGATAGGCTTCGAGTTCAGTATCTAGATATTCATGACTGCGACCCTCCGCCTCCATGACTAGTTCCCAACTGGCCTTCACATAAGTTTGCCAATGTATCATACAGATATTTACCATCTGTATGATTTTTGGTTAGTCTATAACTTTCCGTCTTGAATCTCTAATAGCGCATTTACTGGTGCTTGAAAATGATCAGTATTGCCTGCAGCCTTATGTTCCTGACTACGTTTACGGGCTAGGGCTGCCGCAATTAGCACTAGTTCAAACTGTCCGCAACCTTCACCTAAATTTGCAATACACTTCTCACGATCTATCTGACCTGTCCTGCTTTTTATCATATGATCCATTGTGTTTCCGTTTAGACATTACATTAAAAAACTTGGAGCATCTGGAGAGAATCGAACTCTCGACCGAGGATTGGAAATCCGCTATTTTACCATTAAACTACAGATGCGCTTCTATCAACTGAACTAACGCCGCTCGCTGTACTTTTATATTACTATTTTACGAATCCTGCATA